CTTCGATGCCGAAGGCGACCGCCGCGCGACCGATGCTCAAAAGACCGCCGTGGCCAACTACGAGCGGAAACACGGATTGAAGGACGGAAAGACGATCGAGCCGTCCGACCCGAACGAGCCAACGGACACGCCCGACGTGAAAGTCCCCGAAGACATGCCGCAATGGGCGAAAGCAATCGTCGAGACGAATGCAAAACTGCAACAGCAACTCTCGGCGATGAGTTCGGAACGCATCACGAACGACCGAAAACAACAACTCTCGGCCGTCGTCGAACAGCTCCCCGAACATCTGCAAAAGCCCTACGCCCGTATGAAACTCGACGGCCTTTCGGACGAGGAGTTCAAAACGACACTTGAAGACGTGAAGACCGAAGTCGGGTGGATCGTCGACAATCTCAAACAAAGCGGACTTGTCTTTGCCCGTCCTTTGGCCGGAGAAAACAAGGGCGCTCAAGAACTCACCAAGGCGCAGCTGGAAGCAATCACGCATCGGGACGGCACAGCGTCGAAAGACGGTCAGCCGTTCTAAAAAACACACCCTCACAGAACACAGAAAAAACTAAAACAAAATGGGTATGACAGTAAAACGGCGCAAAGACCAGGCGGTGCCTCGCGTCTTTGAGCACAAGGTAGCCGACATTTCGGGCGGCGTATCGGTCAAGACCTCGGAACTCAGCGGCGATTTCCTTTTTGAAGGTACTCCCCTCAGTGCGCCCGACAACGGCATTTGCCACGTCGTGAAGCAGGCCGTCGTATCGGCAAAGGTAGAAGCGTCGGGCACGGAGGTGAAAGTGAAGAAAGGCCACCACTTCAAGGTCGACGACGTGCTGCTCCTCAAGGTGGGCGGCAAAGCGTCGAAGATTACGGAAATCGACACCTCAACGAAAGACACCGACACGTTGACGCTTTCGGCCGCTATCGGAGAAATCCCCGTGTTGTCTGTTGTCGCCGAAGCGAAGGTCGAAACGACGGCCGACGACGCGGAATTGAAACACATTCCCCTTTCCCTTTCGGGCACAGGTCGCCCCGTCGTGCAAGGTGATAACCTCGACACGGATGCGTGGACGATCGGCACGACACGCGGTGCTACGTTGCACCCCGACGTGGAAAAGCTCCTCAAGGGCATTGTCAACTATTAAATCTAAATTCCGATGATTACAGATACTTTGATTCAAGGGCTCACACAACAGATGGTGCAGGCTCGTGTCAACAGCGTCGACGTTCGTCCGTTTCAGTTCGCTACGCTCTTTCCCGTTCGCCGTGTCAACGGCTTTACGTGGAGTACGATCAGCAACCAACTCGGACGCAAGAACGTGGCCGCCGACATTCACTCGGACAACAGTACAACCGTGCGCAAGCGTCGCCCGATGTTCGAGAGTGCGAAGGGCGACATTCCGTTTATCTCGATCAGTCGTGAACTCACGCGCTCGGAGCTGAAGGAATACCAAGTGGCGCACGCTCTCGCCAAATCCCCCGACGCGGCGCAACTCGTGCAGTATTGGGGGGCTGATGTGGACTTCTGCTTCAACGGCGTGCAAAGCGAGTTGGAGTACATCGCGTTGAAACTCGTATCCAACGCCGGCACGCTCGCGTTCAACACCACGACGAACGCCACGATGGCGAATGAGTTCAACCTCGACTACGATGTGGACGAGGATCTCAAAATGAAGACTTCCACGAATTGGGGCAACGCGGCGAACGCCGACGTTATCGGCGATTTGAGGGAAGCCGTAAAAGCCGCCCGTAAGAAGAATTTGCGTCCTCGCTACGCGCTCGTGAACATGGAGACGTTCTACAAGATCTGCTCTTCGGAACAGGTCATCAAGGCTTGCGCGTCGTTCGTGGCCAATGCCGTGGGTGTGGCTCAAACGCCGTCGCTCGAGCAGGTGAACAATATGCTCTCTTCGCGGGCGTTTCTCTACGGTTTGCAGCTGCGCGTGATCGACCAAGACATCACCCGAGAGTTCTCCGACGGCAAGTTCACGTCGGGCAATCCGTTCGAGAACGACCGCGTCGTGCTTTGCGAAACGCTGATCCTCGGTTCGACCCAGTACGACGTACTTGCCGAGCTGCAGTTCCGTGGTATCCGCACGGAGCGTGCTCATACGGTAATCAAGAAGTACGGCGTGGATGATCCCTACTCAGAGGTAACGCTCGGACAAACCGACGCAATTCCCGTATTCGACACGGCATATCGCAACGTTTATCTCCGCACCGACGGCAAAAACTGGTAACACAACGAAAGCCCGAAACGATGTATACAGTAGAACAAGCCCTCCGGGGCATATCTATGTACCCTCTGCCGAGTGCCACGCTTGACGGCGTGTGCATTCGACGCGGGCTTTCGCGTGATACAGAAGTGACGACGGCCGTTTTCCGAAGCGCAGCCTATCGTCTCGCCGAAGCCGACGTGCTAACGTGGCTCGCCGCTGCCCCGAACATCTCGCAAGGCGGACAAAACTACACGTTCAGCGATGAACAGCGCAAGGCGTATCGAGCACGAGCGGCCGCCATCTTTGAAGAACTCGGAGACCGCGCCGCGCCGTCGTCTAAATACGGATATAAAGGCAACAGTCTATGATTATTCCGAACGGACATTTGGCCGTGAAACGAAAGACGGCATCGGGCATTGACCCCGAGACGGGACACCCCGTGCGGTCGTCGGGCGAATACGTCGGAGCAATCCCGTGTCAATACACCGCGGTGCACTACAATGCCCTCGGAACAACACACGGCGAACACTTCACCCCCTCGGCCTACACGGTGCTCATCGACGAGCAGCCCTTTGACGGGGAGCAAGTCCGACTGACAGACCGCAACGGCCGACGCGTCGGGGACTTCTCCGTTCAACGCATCGAACCGCTCGAAGCCGTTTGCCAAATCCGCCTTTGGATCTAAACCAATACGAAGAAATGCCGGTAGTAGACCGAACAGACTACAACGCCATCGAGCGTTATTTCGAATCGTTCCGCCAGAAGTACGAGCAGGCGTTCATTCGCACGCTCAAATACGTAGCACTTCGCGTCGTGACGACCGCCCGACGAAAGGGAAGCTATCTTGACCAAACGGGAAATCTCCGCAGTTCCGTCGGGGCGGTGATCGTGATCGACGGAAGGATTCTCTGGAGTACGAACTTCGAGCCCGCAAAATCGAAAAGCTGAAGCAGCCCGAAAGGCACATCCCAGACGACCGCAACGAAAAATGGCGGCTACGACGGCCGACGCTTTGCTTCGGAACTCGCGAAGAAATACAGCAGCGGTGTTGCGCTTATCGTCGTCGCAGGTATGGACTACGCCGTACACGTTGCCAACCGCGGACGCGACGTGCTCGACAGTGCTACTCTCGAAGCAACGGCACTCGTGCCGAAGATGCTCGCAAAACTATCATCGAACAAAAGAACCTAACCATGGCGAAGACCTCCCGACAAGTACAAGGGGACGTTTACCGCAAACTTCGCAAAAGCCCGATCGCCGAAGTGATCACCGGCGGCGTGTATCGCGAAGGACAACGCCCGAGAGACAGTCCCAAAGAAGATGCCGTGGTGATATTCACCGCAGGAACGACGGGCGACATCCAACGGGGCGTTGTGACGATAAACATTTTCGTCCCCGATATTGACCCGTACGAGAACGGCGTGCTGACCGAAGACAGCGCCCGAACGGAGGAAATAGAACGCGCCGCACAACGATGGGTGGATTCACTCTCAACGCGCGACTCGAACTATCGATTCCGATTACAACAGACGATCGCCACCGACGAAGCCCCCGAGCTACACGAACATTTCATCGTCGTAAGGCTCGAATACGACTTCTTCGGAGACGATGACACAGACTAAACACACACACATTAACCACACAAAAACACAGAACTATGGCAGTATTGACATGGGGCATCGGGAGCTTAGAGTCCACGGTGTCCGAAAATGGAGCGCCAAAAACAGGATCTCCGTGGAAAAAGCTGGATATCCCCACACAAGACTCCCTCAGGGTCGAGACAAAAGAAGGGGAAACCATCGAAGCGAAGGACGAGGCCGGGAACATCGTCGACAGCAGAACCTCGCCTTCTTCTTATGAAATCATCTTTGACGTGTTTGTAAAGAAGGGCGTCGCTCTTCCATTCACCGACAAAGACGGTATCATCGACGGAGAACATGCGTTCCGCTACATCCCCGAAGACCCGACGTGTCAAGGATGGCAGGCAGATCGAACCACAGTATCCTCGTCGATCTTATTCTCCACGAAGGAGGGCGCAAAGTACAGATACAAGGTAAAGGTACTCAAGCCGAAGACCGGCAACGCTTTCAAAATGCAGGTCATCTCGTAAACCCTAAGCACGAGAAATGCACAGGCGCGCAAGGAAGGGCACTCGGGTATGTGAGGGCTACGAGTGCAGGTGGTTCGATTCCACCTCGCGCCCCTAAACAACTGATAAAAAACACAAATGTCTAAAACGCAAGAACAAAAGGTGGCG